TTATGGAGATAATATACCAAATACTACTACATTTGGAGTAGATGATTATCGTGGTGTGAATTATAGTGGGGAGAATCAAATTGCATACTGTTGGCGCGCAGTAGAAGGCTTCTCCAAGTTCGGAAGTTATAAAGGAAATGGAAGTGCAGATGGCGCATTTGTTTATCTTGGGTTTAAACCAGCTTGGTTATTAGTAAAATGTACAACTGGAGATAATTGGCAGCTGGTAGATAACAAAATAAATCCTCATAATTTGGTAGAAACCTTTCTCACCCCTGACTCTACTGCTGCAGCCACTGTGCACGCTAATAATATAAAAGTAGATTTTCTAAGTAATGGTTTTAAATGTAGAGGTACTAATGGTGTTTTTAATGGTTCTACCGTCTTATATGTCTACATGGCCTTTGCAGAAATGCCAATGAAATATGCAACAGCGAGATAATAACAATTATTAAAGTTTATAAATATAACAGTAATTCATTTAACTAAAGGAAGATAACAATGTGGGCACGACTCAATAACGACAACGAAATCGCTCAGTTATATACAAGACCAATTGCTGTAACTTTGGATGCGGTTCAGTATCCAGCGAGTATCTTCTCTCTTTGGACTGCTTCTGAACTTCAAGCATTAAATATTTGGTCAGTATCTATGACCAATAGTCAAGGAAACCAAGAATGGAATAATGTATCTGCTCCTGCTTATGCAGTAACTGAAGACAGCGATGATAATGTAACGGGCGTAACAGGAACTTATACAAATACAGAAAAACCTCTCAAAGATGTATATGCAGTTTCAGTTGCGGATTCCGATGGATTTTCGGATGGTGACAAAGTTGCAAGTTCTGCTACATATAGTTCAGCTGCTAAACAAGGAACAATTATTTCTAAGGGTGCTAATGTCTTAAATGTAGAAATTACAAAAGGATCATGGGCAAATGGGAATACAGTTAGAGGATTCAATTCTGGTGGTACTGCACTTTCCCCCGCAGTTTCAACTACAATCTCCGCTGACTTGACATTACATTCAAGAGGTAGGCAGTGGGATGTTACTCAACAAGTTAAACAAAATCAGGCTGGAAAACTCCAACCTCATGATTGGTATTACATTCGTAAAGCTGATACTGCAGCTGCAGTTCCCTCTGCAGTTCAAACATACAGAGATGGAGTAAGGACAAAGGCTGATAGTTTAGAAACAGCCATTGCAGCGACAACAACTATTGCAGAACTACAGGCTGTAGATCTTGGTGATGGTTGGCCTGATGAAATCTCCTAATCTCCTACAATCCTTTCCATTACTAAATATATGAAAAGGTTTCAAATTATAAGGAGATTTAGATGGCAATCACTACTAATAAACAAACTGTAAACTTGACGATTGATCAAGGATGTACGTTTGAAAAAGTTATAACAGCTAAAAATACTGCTGGTGGAAATGTAACTATTTCTTCTGGAACTTGTGCTGCTAAACTTAGACCATCCCATTACACTTCCAATAATATAATTTCATTTACTTGTGCAGATGCGGGTTCAAATGTAACCATTTCATTAACTGCAACACAAACAGGTGCTATTTCTCCGGGCCAGTATGTCTATGGTGTAGAATATACACAATCTGGTGGAACTATAATAGAAAGAATTGCCGAAGGTGTAGTAACTGTTTCACCATCAGCAACTTATTGAGGATTAAATGACACAACCAACTACAAGAGAAACACTCAAAGATTACGCTAAAAGAAAATTAGGGCATCCAGTAGTAGAATTAAATATTGATGATGACCAGATGGAAGATTGTATAGATGACGCTTTAGAGTATTTTCAAGAATATCATTTTGATGGAACATACCCCACATTTTTAAAACATCAAATCACAGCATCTACTCTCAAAATAACTTCTAATGTTACATTTACAGATGGTGAAGTAATAACAGGTGGAACAACTGGTGTAAAAGCAACAGTACACGAATATCATAGTGCCAATACCACAATACGATATAAAAATCCAACGGTAAAATCTGGTGGTGATGGAAATACATATTATGCAAATACCACAACTACATTTGGAAATGGTGAAACTGTGACAGGTGAAACAAGTGGATTATCAGCAACCACAGCTAGTTCTAGTGCAAATGCTCTTGGAGATTTTGATAATGAGTATATTACAATTTCCGATAATATTATAGGAATTAAAGGAGTAATCCCTTTTTATGAGACTGTTGGTAGTACTACTAATATGTTTTCGGTAAACTATCAATATGCTTTAAATGATTTGTATAGAATGGGAACTGGTGCTCAAATGGGTAATTATGTATTTACTCAACAACATTTATCTATGATTAATAATTTGTTTAATACTATGCCAAGATTTAGATTTAATCGTCATACTGATAGATTATATCTAGATGTTAAGTGGGGTAGTGATTTAACAATAGATCAATTTATTGTTGCAGAGGCGTATATCATTACAGACCCAGCATCCTTTGCAGATGTGTATGGAGATATGTTCCTTAAAAAATATGTCACGGTTCTTTTCAAAAGACAATGGGGCCAAAATTTAATTAAATTTGAAGGTATGCAACTTCCAGGCGGTGTAACTCTCAATGGTAGACAATTATATGATGATGCAATTACAGAAATTGATAAATTAGAAGAACAGATGTCCTTAACGTATGAATTACCATTAGATTTTATGACAGGATAATTAATGGCTACTAATCATTATTTCAATCATTATGGAACAAATACACCAGATCAGCGTTTAATTGAAGATATTATTGTTGAATCAATTAAAGTCTATGGTATTGATGTAAACTATATGCCAAGAACTCTTGTCAATGAGGATAAGATTTTTGGTGAAGACCGAATCTCGCAGTTTAATGATTCGCGGGTCATAGAAATGTATATCAAGAATGTGGATGGTTTTGAAGGTGAAGGTACTTTTGTTTCAAACTTTGGATTGGAAGTCAGAGATCAGATCACACTTACAGTTTCAAGAAGAAGGTGGACACAACTTAGTTTTGAGGATGGTGATAGAGATAAAGAACCTAAAGCTGGCGACCTTATTTATTTTCCTGTGACTGATGGATTGTTTCAAATTATGCACGTTCAAGATACGAACACCTTCTATCAAACTGGTTCTCTTCAAACCTTTGACCTCGTTTGTGAAATCTTTGCTTACTCTGATGAAAAAATTGATACAGGAATTGAAACAATTGATGATATTGAAGTCCAACAATCCTTTGTCCGTACATTTGAATTAGCTTCTAGTCCTGCTGTCTCTGGTACTTTCCAAGTTGGAGAAACAGTTACCGGCGGTACTTCTGCAAAGACAGGAGAAGTTGCAAAGTGGGATTCCACAACAAGATATCTATATCTTATCAATATGACAGGGGTATTTACAGTAGGAGAAATTCTTACTGGTGCAACTAGTTTAGCAACTGGTACTTACGAAACCAAACAAACATCTGATGAAGCTGTTCAGACTTTAGCATCAATTGAAGCAGGAACAACTGATACTGCTACAGGTAATGAAGAATTTGAAAGTGATGCAGACTCTATCCTTGATTTCTCAGAGGGTAATCCGTTTAGTGAAGGGACAAATTACTAATGTTAGGATCTACCTTTTATCATCAAACGATACGAAAATATGTAGCAGCATTCGGAACTCTGTTTAACGACATCAACATAGACCGTAAAAATTCTGCAGGAACTGTTATTGAACGAATCAAAGTTCCTCTTGGATATGGGCCAAAACAGAAGTGGATTTTAGCTCTTCAAGAAACTAGTGCTGATAGAAAAGTAATTGCAACTAGAACTCCAAGAATAGGATTTGCTCTTACAGGTCTATCATATGACTCAGTAAGAAAGCTGAATACATTAGGGAGAAATGCAGCAGCAAATACAGTAGCTGGGACTACTACTCTAATGACTCAATACAATCCTGTTCCTTATAACTTTGATTTTGAATTATTTATTCTAGTGAATAATGCAGAAGATGGAACTCAAATTCTTGAACAGATATTACCATACTTTGCACCACAATTTACAGTCACCATTAACACGATTCCAAGTATGGGAATTAAGACTGATGTACCTATTATCCTCAATTCGGCATCTCAAAGTGATGAATATGAAGGGGATTTAGCAACAAGAAGAACTATTATTTGGACTTTGAGCTTTCTTCTTAAAGGTCAAATTTATCCAGATGTCAAAACAAGTTCGGTTATCAAATCTATTGAAGTCAATTTCCGAATTCCAGGCAGTGATCAATCTGGATTTGAAGTTAATTTTGCTTTGTTAGAAACATCAGACACAGATACTACAGACTACATATTACTAGAAACAGGAAACTACGAAAGAATCGCTACTGAAGATAGTAGTGAAGGTGCATCAGAATCTACAGTTAAGTCAAGATACACCGTTACACCTTCACCTGCGGGAGTTACGGCAAGTGATGATTATGGATTTAGTGAGACTTTTGAGTTTTTTGAACAGGGTAAAAATTATGATATAACAACAGGCACAGATGTATGAGTGTAGTAGGAAATATAGATGACCATCTTGATGAAGTTTTTGGAATTATAGAAAAACCTAAGAAAGAGATGGTTAGGGCAGAACGTATAGTTCCTGCCATAACAAATGATGATAGTGGCTCTCAAGAAATAGATTTTCAATACGCAAGAGAAAATCTTTATAATCTTATAGAACGTGGCCAAGATGGATTAGAAGAACTTCTTGAGATAGCTAAAGCCTCTCAGCACCCACGTGCGTTTGAAGTGGTCGGTCAATTGGTGGATAAACTCACTACCACCAACAAAGAATTACTCAATCTCCATAAATCAAAAAAAGATATAAGATCCGAAAAAAGTGGCCCAACAAGTGTCAATAATAATCTCTTTGTTGGCTCTACAGCAGAATTACAAAAGTTTCTCAAAAAAGAGAAAATTGTTGAGGAAGAGAAATGAGTCAAAATTATTTGGGAAATCCTTCACTAAAAGCAGAAGGGGTTTCTGTAGAGTGGACAGAAGAAAATGTTGAGGAATACCAAAAGTGTATGAAAAGTCCTCAATATTTTATAGAAAATTATGTTCAAATAGTCCATGTAGATAAAGGTCTTGTACCATTTGATATGTATCCGTATCAAAGAAACATGATACAAACCTTTACTGATAACAGATTTGTAATTTGTAAAATGCCAAGACAGACAGGTAAATCTACTACCATTGTCAGTTTTCTTCTCCATTACATTCTATTCAATCAAGATGTCAATTGTGCTATTCTAGCTAACAAACTCTCTACCGCACGAGAACTTCTTTCTAGATTACAGCTTGCATATGAACATTTACCCAAATGGTTACAGCAAGGAGTTACAGTTTGGAATAAAGGTAATATAGAATTAGAAAACGGTTCTAAAATTTTGGCTGCAGCCACATCTTCTTCCGCTGTTCGGGGAAGTTCTTTTAACATCATTTTTCTAGATGAGTTTGCACACGTTCCAAACAATATAGCAGACCAGTTTTTCACTTCAGTTTATCCTACAATTTCTTCTGGTGAAACTACCAAAGTTTTCATCGTATCCACACCATTAGGACTTAATATGTTCTATAAGATGTGGGTTGATGCTGAGGAAGGAAGGAGTAACTATACCCCAATTGATGTTCACTGGCGAGAAGTTCCTGGCCGTGATGAGAGGTGGAAACAAGAGACAGTTAAAAATACTAGTGAGATACAATTTAATCAAGAATTTGAATGTGAGTTTATAGGTTCTACTCTAACTCTTGTAGCTCCATCTAAATTGAGAACTATGTCTTTTCAAAGACCAATAGCATCAAAGAGTGGAATGGATGTATACGAACATCCCAAAAAAGGTGCTACATATTGTATTGTTGCAGACAGTGCTCAAGGTAAAGGTCAGGATTATTCTGCTTTAAGTGTTTTTGATATTTCAGAAATACCATATAAACAAGTAGCTAAATATAGAGATAATACTATTTCCCCAATGTTATATCCGAATGTAATCTATCAAATAGGAAATCAATACAATACAGCTTGGGTTATGGTTGAGGTTAACGATGTAGGTCAACAAGTGGCCGAAACTCTTCATTTTGATTTGGAATATGAGAATATACTTATGTGTTCAATGCATGGTAGAGCTGGTCAAAAAGTTGGGGGTGGATTTGGAAAAAATAATCAACTTGGAATACGAACTAGTAAACAACTCAAGAGAATTGGTTGTGCTGCATTGAAAGAAATGATAGAGACTGATAAACTGATAGTTCCAGATTTTGAAACTATTGCAGAACTAACTACATTTTCCGCTAAACATAACTCATACGAGGCTGAGGAGGGGTCACACGATGATTTAGCTATGACTCTGGTGATTTTCTCTTGGTTAGTTCAACAACAATACTTTAAGGATATGACAGATCTTGATATAAGAAAACAGATGTATAAAGATCAGATGGAAGCCTTAGAACAGGATATGTTACCATTTGGTATCATTGATAGTGGACAAGAAGAAGAATCTTTTACAGACAAAAGTGGTCAGTTATGGGAAGTGGCTGATCCTGCACATCAAAGAAGTTACTTTTAATTCTCACTACTAAATCCAAAATCTTCTATAGAATCGGATCTAATTTTTTTTATGTCTTTTATTAATTTTTTAGCATCGGGATGAATCCGCGTGGAATTATATTCTAATCTTGATTCACTTTTAGTACATATAATTAGATGTTCTGGATTAACACAACAATTATTTTGACAGATTTGATGGACTATATATCCAATGGGAATATCCCCTGTATGATGTATATACGAAAATCTATGAGCAGGTATAGACTTTCCTAAATGAGAAAACATTCCATAACCCTGTTGTGTTCTAGAAGCTGTCCAAGACCAACATTTATTAGATTCTTTTTGTATTTTAGATAAAAATCTATCAATAGTTTTCATAATGCTCCTGTTAAACTTATTTATATTTCAGTAAATATTTATAACCTTGAGATTTTCGTTTTTATAAATAATCATAGTAACAATTATACGCAGATAATAACACTTTTTTATAGGAGAAATGAAATGGGTTTTCAAATTTCGCCAGGCGTTAATACTTCTGAAATTGATTTAACTACTGTTGTGCCAGGCATTTCTTCTGTAGATGCTGGGTTTTCAGGTGCTTTTAGATGGGGGCCTATTAATGATGTAACATTAATTGATTCGGAATCCCTTCTAATTGAACGATTTCAAAAACCAGACGCTAACACATATGCTTCGTTTTTTACGGCAGCAAACTTTTTGAACTATTCTAATAAACTACACCTAGTACGTTGTGCAAATACAGCTGGTGCTAAGAATGCAGCATCCACAGCTGGTGGAGCAGTTTTAGTTGCAAATAGTTCAGTATATTATAATACATTAGATGAAGGTGGAGCTTCAGTTTCAGCCGCAAAAGGTAACTTCATGGCCAAATGGGCTGGTGATTTAGGAAACAGTCTTAAAGTTTCCATTTGTGGCCCAACACGAGCCAACCTCGCATCTGGAAATACAGTAGTTGCTTCCAATTCAGATGTTACTTTAACAGGAACAGTAGCCGTTCATGTATCAGATAAGTCCATAACAGGAACTAATACATTATTTGGAACTGAACTTAGAGTTGGAGATGTAATTCAACTTTCTGGTAATACTTTTACTATTGCTACAATATCAAGTAATACTGCTGGAACCGTATCACAAAATCCAGCAACAGGTGCTATTACTGCAACCGCTTGTGTACGATTTAAGAGGTCACCATTTGGTGAACCTTCAAAAAATATGGTAGGAACAGTAGCAATTACTGCAAATAGTAAAGTTATCACAGCAACAATTGCTAGTGGGGAACAAGGTTCTGGTTCTTTCAACAGACAATATACTGTCGGAGACATCGTTAAAATTAATGGTGAAGAAAGAAAAATTGCAGCTGTGACAAATAGTTCTTCAATGACTACTGCTTTGGCCTTTACCAATACAGCAACAGCTCAAACTCATTCCAGAACATGGGAATATGCATCAATTTTTGATAAAGAACCAGTAACAACTCAAGCTTCAGCTGACAAAGGTGCTCTCTATGATGAGATACACGTTATTGTTGTTGATGAAGATGGAGAATGGACAGGCAATCTTAATGAAGGCCTTGAAATTTTTACTGGTCTTTCAGTAGCAAAGGGTGCAAAAAATGAAGATGGTTCTAAAGCATACTATGTAGATGCTCTGAATCGTAGGTCAAAATACATTTGGTGGGCTGACCATACCACAGCTGGTGATGCTTATACCACAGCTGGAGCAGCAGTTTCCGCTTGGGGTGTAGTAGCTGCAGCAGGTGTAGAATTTGCTTCTTCGGCAGCATCAGGATCTATAATTTCAACCACAAGTCTAGGTGGTGGAGTTGATGGAACAGATGTTTCAGATGGAGACAAGATTGCTGGATATCAGAAGTTTAAAAATACAGAAGAAACCGAAATAGGAATTCTTCTGGCAGGACAAGCTTCACAGACAGTCGCACTTGAATGTATTGCAATCGCAGAACTCAGGAAAGATTGTGTAGCTTTTATTTCACCAGAACAGGCCGATGTGGTCAATAATGAAGGGAATGAAGTTGACGCAATTGTAGATTTCAGAACTGGACTTGGAACTACATCTTATGCAGTTCTTGATAGTGGATATAAATATCAATATGACCGATACAATGATGTATATCGTTACATTCCATTGAATGGTGATATGGGTGGTATTACAGCTGCTACAGAAGCTAACAGAGATGCTTGGTTCTCTCCCGCGGGTTTTACAAGGGGAGCAGTACGAAATGTAATTAAATTACCTTTCAATCCAAGACAAACTGAAAGAGACACATTATATAAAAATAATATCAATCCTGTTGTCACATTTATGGGTGAAGGTACTATTTTATTTGGTGATAAAACTCTTTTGGCTAAACCAAGTGCATTTGATAGAATCAATATTAGAAGGTTGTTCATTATTCTTGAAAAAGCAATTTCAAGATTTGCAAGAGCCTCACTATTTGAATTCAATGATGCGTTCACACGAGCTCAGTTTGTAGGATCAGTATCACCTTTCTTGAGAAATGTTCAAGGAAGAGATGGTATTACAGACTTTACTGTTGTTTGTGATGATAGCAACAATACATCTGATGTTATTGATAGAAATGAATTTATCGGTGATATCTACGTTAAACCAAATCGTGCAATTAACTTCATTCAGTTAAATTTTGTAGCTGTAAGAAGTGGAGTTGACTTTTCGGAAATTACAGGATAGTATATAAATACTTATATACTTTTTACAGATGGGGGAAGACGATGGCATGCGAAGGCAGCACTTGTAAAACAAACTTCCCCATCACATCTTTAATTTTAGCCATCGGCGGAGAATAAAAATATGTCATTTTCAATATCTGATTTTAGAAGTAAAGGTTTGGCTGATGGTGGTGCAAGACCTAATTTATTTCAAGCATCTATAGACGGAGCTCCTGGCTTTCCAAAGAGTGATGTGGTTGGTGGATTTGCATTTTCTTGTAAGATCGCTACAATACCAGCATCTACAGTAGCAGCCTTTGATGTTCCTTATTTTGGACGACAAGTTAAGGTTGTTGGTAATAGAACTTTTGATAATCTTTCAGTTACAATAATTAATGATGAAGGTATGGTACTTAGAACTGCTTTTGAAAAATGGATGGCTGACATGAATAGTCATCAAGGAAATAAACAGATTTTATTAACATCTGGAGCTAGTGTTACTATACAACATTATGCTAAGAGTGGAAGTGCACTTGACAAGCCTTGGATATTTCAGGAAGTTTTTCCTGTTTCATTGGGTGAAATTGGTCTTGATTGGGGTTCTAATGATACGATTGAAGAATATCCAGTTGAATTCGCGTATGATTATTGGGAACATGGAACAAATACTGGTTGATAAATACAAGTAGAACAAGTTTCCACCACTAGGGGCATGGGGGCTTCTCAAGTCCCTAACACCTTCTAGGAGTTTATGAATGGCTATTGAATTATTTGGTTTTACTATAGGAAGAGCTCAAAAAGAAAAGGAAGCACAAGAAAAAGTTTCCTTTACTCTTCCGCAACATGATGATGGTGCTCTTGATATTGCAGGAACTCCTGGCGGAGCATATGGCACTTACCTTGACATGGAGGGTGCCGCGAAGAATGAGATGGATCTCATTAATCGGTATCGTCAAATGTCACTCTATCCCGAAGCAGAATTAGCAATTGATGATATAGTCAATGAAGCCATTGTTGCTGATCGCGAAGAATCTCCTGTCAGTATTAAT